TACAGGTTCCGCTGGTGCAGATGCGGTAGTAGATGTTGCCGGTGGGGGACTCCAGTTGGTCGAGGGTGAAGCCTTGTCCGAGGTCTTGGGTGGAGATTAGGGCGGACATTTATGGGCGGGATTCCAGTTTTGTTACGCGTTGTTCGACGGTGTTTAGGCGGTTGAAGGTTTCGCGGCGGTCTTCCTTGATGTCGGTGTGGAGCACTTCCAGTTGGGTGGCGATGTGCTCGACGGCGGAGGTGAGGCGGATGACGGCGTCGCGGGCCTCGTCGTTTCTTTTGGTGAATCCCATTGCGCCCATGGCGGCAACGGAAATACTGGCGCCAGCTATTGCGGCGATGACTTCAATCATGGCAGCAGTGGCTACCAATACAGTGTAGCTACTGCGGCGAATCAGAGCTGGTTGATAGAGGTCAGGTCGTTGCCGGTGTAGATCAGCTCGTAGCTGGCGACGATGGTGCCGCCGCTGCCGCCAGCCTTGTAATCAATCTGCGTCAGTAGGTCGCCGGTGTAGGTCAGTCCCACGTAGTCGTAGGGTTCGCCGCCCGGGTATGAAACTGCCGTCAGATTGCTGCCGGTATAGGTAAGAGTTGCGGTGGCAAATGTGGGCAGTGGCAGCTTTGGCGTGCCATAGGGTGCGCCACCAAATAGCTCCTCTAGCGTGATGCGCTTGTTTTTATCGGCAGGGCTGGCCTCGCTGATGTCCACCACCGGCAAGTAGTCGCCAGCCACTGGTGTGGTCAGCGCTGCTAGGTCGGAGATCTTGCGGTCGGCCATGGCTTGTACTGGGGATGTAAAAACTTAGCGGCCTTGCCCACGGCTCTTCTTGCGGCCACGGCGACGCGGGCGTGAGTTTTGGCCCTGGCCAATGCTGGTCGTTTTGGGTGGCCCTGGCCGGTGGTCGATGCGGCCAGTGCCGACTTTGGCTTTGACTGCCATCAGTCGAGCCCCAGCAAAGTGCGCAATTCTTCAACGGTCAGACCTGCGGCAGCCAGCTTCTGCTCGGCGGTTGGCGGCGCTGGTGGCTCGGGTTGCGGACGGCTTTTAATTTCGGCAATCTCAGCAGCAGTGAGCTTTACAGTGCGCTGCTCGCCGGTTTGAACGTTGACTTCAATGCGGTCCATTAGTCAGCCCTCGTAGATGATGTTGACGGTGCCATTGTCAAAGGTATCCGTGCCGTTGGTGGTTGTAACGCGAACTCGATCCAAGGTGCCGGAAAGAGTTTTAGTGCCGCCTCCGTGGGTAGAGCCAATTGCAGTTCCTGTTATCGCTCCGGCGCCAACATGTGTAGATATCCATGTATTTCCATCAACATTGCTAAACGTTACTGTGCCATAGCGAAAAGAGGCAGCCTGTCCCCAGTAATACACAAATCCAGAGGTACTAACTACACTGTCAATTGTAACAATACCTGTGCCAATGTCATCCGAAATAACAGTGGAATATGAGCTATAGCCAGTATTCTCTATGCCACCAGAATCACCTAGTTGGAAAAATGGATAAACGGCAGCGCCTGGAGTCAAGCTCAAGCCATCAAATACAATGGTGATCCGCTTTGCCCAACTAGGAATTCCAGTAAAGTCAATTGACGTGCCACTTGTGGCCGCAACAGCCGTGCCGCGCACCAGCCGCGCACGATCAACCCAAGCGATTGTGCCGGTGCCGTTGGTGGAAAGCGTTTGATCGGCGGTGCCATCGGTTGCCGGCAGCGTCCAAGTGACATTGCTGGCGACTGTTGCAGGTGCCTGAAGCGCTACCCAGTTGCTGCTATCGGAGTCAGCAAGACGCAGGTCGCTTTGAGCGTTAAGCGTCAGGTCGCCTGTCATCGTGCCGCCGGCGGCAGGCAGCAGACCGAAATTGGTATCGGCCAAGGTGCCGATGGTGATCCAAGCGTTGTTGGCAGCGTTGCGAATCTTCAACAGGCCGGTGGTCGTATCCGCCCACCACTGGTAGGCGTAGGTGGTGCTGGGTTGAGTGGAGCCACTGTTCTGGCTGACAATTGCAGCCAGACCATTGTTCAGGTCAGCGCGAAATGCAGCGCCTGACTGGTTGGCAATAATGTAGTCGTGTTGTGCCACTGCTTAGATCTCCTTGCCGTAGCCGTTGGCAGTGTAGGTGAACTGTCGATTCACGGCTGTGCCAGCACTGTTCTTGAATTCTACTGTAAAGCCTGTTCGCGTCACCGATGTCACTGCAAAGAAGTCGCCGGTGGCCAAGTTGTAAGCCGTCACGCCAACATTTGGCGCTTGGTAGAAAGCATCGGCAAATGTGACGACGTATGCTGCGGCGCCACTGTTAAGCGTTGCCGACTGCTCGGTGCGTTGCTGTAGCTCTAGGTCAGCGCCGAGTTCGTCGATCAGGATGTTGATGGATGGGTTGCTGGAGGTGGCGATGGTTTTGAACTGGAAGCCTCGGCCACGCACGATGGCATTGGCAATCTGGTTCCAGTCGCCCCATGTTGGCGTGCCAGCCGGATCATCGGGCGTGGTGCGGACGTAAAGCTCGGCATTCACCACGTCCAAGTTGTCCTCATCAATCTCCGGCCATTCGTCAATAAGCAGCGTGTTGTCATCCCAAAGTGCAGTCAGCAGGATGGGGCGGCTGACAAATCTGCGGCGGACGTTCACATCAAAGACGGCGCCCATATCCCATGAGCTGCCAAATTCGTATTCGCCAGCGGGGTTAGTGCCGATGATGCTGTCCACTGCAACAAGGGCATCCCAGTCGCCGTCGGTGGCTAGGTCGTCAACAAGTTCGCCCGAGTCGATCAACAGGCCGTCAAAACCTGGGTCGTAATACATCCCCGTGACATTCCCGCTAAATGGCGGCACGTCTTGGTCTTCTGCAAAGGATTGCACCAGCAGCCGTGGTTGCGGTGCTGGAAATGTGGTCGTAATTGTTGTGGCATTGACCGAGCGGTTGCCGAAGTCATCCTCAAACTTCAGTAGGTAGGTGCCCTCAAGAATGGGCACCAGCTTCTGGGTCTGACTGCCTGCGGCGGCTGGCACCAGATCCTGCGAGTTTTCCCAAGTAGCACCCGACAGCACGTTGGAATGACGGATCAGCACTTTGCCGCCCAGCACCACGTCCAGGTCTGGTGCGCGGTCCCAGTTGAGCATTCCACTTAGTTCGTCGCCAGGCAACAAGCTGACGCCAGTTACATCACTAGGTGGTGCGACTTTGCCTGCTGTCGTAATGTTTAGCCGGGCTGGTTCAACTGATGCCCGCAGATTGGTGCCGATTGAATACAGCTCTATTTCGTAGCGACCAGGGCTTGTGTCGAGAATTTCGTAGTCAACGCGAGAAATGTTTTCGGTGGTCCAGTTGCCGGGTACAAACCGCCAGCGCACGCGGTATTCCGCAACGCCTACAACTGGGCGCCAGTTGAGAACAACCTTGCATTTGGCGATGCCGCCACCGTCATATAGCACCTCTTCGTAGGTGAGGTCGGTTGGCGCTTCTGGGATGATGTTGAGGTCGGTAATGTCACGCTGTTGCAGCGGTTGGTCGCGTTCGATGTAGGCGTACTTGCTCGCGTTGTACGACAGGGCGCTGACGGTGTAGTTGATGCCGTCCTGCTCTTGGATGGCCAACACGCGCCACGTTGATGGCTGGATATTGCTGGTTTCGTAGACCCAGACGCTGTTTGCATTTGGCGCAGTGGTAAATGCTGTCGACACCGTAATGACATCGCCGACGACGGATGCGACGGTGCGCTTCTCGACGGTGCCATCGGGCAAAATGACAGACAACTCAGCACCGGTTGCAGTTAGGCCGGTGGCGTCGTCAACCGTGATTGCAGTTGTGGTTGCAGCCGAAATGCGGCCACCACGTCTCGCGCCAGCCTTGACTGGATCGGCTACCTCAATGACCTGACCTGGCCGGACTACAACGCCAGCGTCAAGGCTGGTGGTAAAGGTAATGGTTTCGTTTTCGTAGCGTTCGGAGTACAGAATCCACTCGCCAATGCGACGTGCTTGGCCGCGACTGGTGCAGGCAAAGGCACTGATTTCAGTTTTAATGACGCCGTATTTGCCGATATTCTCAGCATCCTCCACCACTTCAAATACCGTGTCGCGCAGTTCTAGGTCGAGGTAACTGACAACGGCAACATTGGGGCGGGTCTTCAGACTGCTGTTGCTGTAGCTGAAGCCCTCCTCGGTAACGTTTGCCAGCGTGAACAAGTACGCCGAATCAACGGGTTTGTCTTGGGCGATGGTCAGCGAACCGAGTCCCCAGTAGGGCATCACCCGGAACACGCTGCACATATCGTTGATCAGCTTGTATGCGTCCTCCTGCGTTTGGATGTTGGTGTTGCAGGAGAAGCGGGGCTCGTAACCGCCGAAGCCGTCGGGCACCAGCTCGGATGCGTACTGGGATGCGGCAAAAAATGCCCACTTGTCGAGGCTGGCGGGGATAATGTGCTCGCCAAAACCGTATCGGGTGCTGGTCAGTAGGTCCCACAGGATCCAAGCGGGGTCGCTGGTCCATTGCGCAGCGCCGAACGTGCCATTCCAGATGCCGGCGTAGGTGATGCGGCCATTGGTTTGATCAACGGTTGCATTGCTTGGGATGGCGACTTTGATGCCGCGCACCCGGTAGCTGCGGGTGGGGATACTGCTGAACTGCTCGGCATCGATGCGGATGCCGACCAATGCGCTGCTTGGGTAGGCAATCTTGGCGTAGATGATCTCGGTGTAGCTGCTCCAGGAGAATTCATTCGCCGTGCGCAGGTCATTGCTATCTGGCGTGATCCGCGTCACCCGGACATCTACCGGGAAGGTTCCAGACAAACCCAAGACGTAATCGCGTTGGTACAGGTCGCCCGATCGGCCGGCGATGGTGTCATCGATGACGGTGGTGTAGCCGCCGCCGTTGTACTGGATGGCAATCTGCAGCCTGACTGATTCGCCTACGGTGTCGCCTTCGTTGGTAATACGCTCCAGTCGTGGCACCGTGATGGTGACGCGGACGGCTTCGGTTTGCGAGTCGGTGATGGTCCGGGTGACGGGGCCATCATTGCGGACGGTGACGCCGACGGGGCGCTCATCCTCGACCACGCCAGCAAATGGGATGGCGGTCTGGTTTTGAGTGCCGTTGCGCGTGTAGAGCGTGACGTTTTGAAAGTTGAAGCTGCCGTCTGGGTTTTGCAGCGGCGTGTTATCCAGGAAGATGCTTTTGAAGCCATCCTTCAGGCCAGCAATTTCGCCTTCGCTGATCAGGTCAATGAGCTGGGCGTACTGGGTTGAGTCGAGGCTGTCGCGTGCAGTTGTTGGCGTGCGGGCTGCTCCACCGCCGCCTTTGCCGCCGCCACTGCCACCAGCACCGATGATCGTCATGCTTGCACCTGCACGGTGTCGATGCCGGCAGAGATAACAACTGAGCCGACAATGGTTTCACCGTAGACGATGGGCACCGGCACGCCTTGGCGGCTGGTGTTTTGGATGCCGCTGAAGCTGTAGCTCTTGCGTGGGTCGTTTTGCGTGTCGGGACCCGTTGGAATTTTTGGTGTTGGTGTGAGTAGTTGGGCGACGCCGGTGAGAATCAAAGCGCCGCCAAGTAATCCAATCTTGGTCATAAGCGCTCCGCCAATTGCGGCGCCGACGCCAGGCAGCAACAAGGAAAACGCAACCAGTGCAATACCAGCAATAATCCGCCCAACAGCACCAGCGCCCGCCATCACGGGCACGATCTTGATGTCTTGCCGGCCGGCAGGGTCGTGGATCTCGTCGAGGTCGAGGTCGTAAGTGCCGACGCTGACGCGGTAATGCTGGTCGGCCATGTGGCGTTCCAGTTCGGGCCAGTTGGTCACTAGAAACCGCACGGCTTCAGCGGCGGTTGCGACGTCGGCTTCGAGGATGCGGTGGCCGACGAACTTGGCCAGCTTGCCGTAGAGCTTAATCTTACGCAGCATGACGCAACCTCCTACCAGTGCATTTTAGAAGCCAGCCTGAATAAAAGTCACGCCCACTAAGCCGATGCTGGATGTGGTGCAGCACTTCTTGATGGCCTAGGTAAACGGCGCAGTGATTCAAGCCGGTGCTATTGATCGCCAGCAGCAGCAGATCCCCACGTTCCAGCTCTTCATCCTGCTCCAGTTCCCGGAAGCCGGTGTCCTTCCAGCACTTGTCGAAATACGGCGACGCCTGGAACTCGTCAGGGTTGTTGCAGCGTTCCCAGTCGCGGAGCATGATGCCTTGCTCGGCGTACCAGTCGCGGGCGAGTGTCCAGCAATCATGCACACCCCACACCCATTCGCGGCCAATCAGCGGTGCCTTGTAGCCCGATGGCTTGCACTCGCCCCACTGTCCGGTTTTAGGGTTGACGACGTACCAGGGCAAGCCGCTGGTTTCGCAGGCGGCCAAGTCCGCTGGTGATGGTTGGGCAGGTGTCGATGGATGCGAATGCACGATGGCGACGATCTCGCCTTGGTCTTCAGCGTCAGCCCAGTCAGCAGGATCCAGCAAAAAGAACTGGTCGGGGCTAGCTGCAAGATTGCGGCATGAAACGTAACGCTTGCGGCCTTTGATGATGACCAGCAAGCCGCAGGCCTCGCGGGGGTCTTCGGCCTGTGCGTGCTCTAGTGCCTCGTCTTGCCAGCTCATGTCGTGTAGGTGCCGATACCAGGGAAGGAGCCATATGGGATGTTTGCATCCGAGCGGAAGGTATAGGTCTGGTTAGTTGCAAAGAATGTGTAGGTGGCAGCAGACGGCGCAGTCTCGCTATACACGCTCCATGTATACACTCCTGTGTTAGCGGTGGCAATAGTCAGGTCTACGGCGGCGTAATTTGTAACGCTTTTTCCAAAAAGAATGCTTACGTTTCTGATGTTGGCGATACGCGCTCTTGCAGTAACCGGAAGAACAATGCTGTTTGCAATCAGGCTGCCCACCGTAAAAGTGCCAGGCAAACTGCTAATCAGCACCGAAATTCGATTACCCGACACTTGACCGCCTGTTGTTCCAAGGACAGTAAAAAACTGCATCGGATCCACCGGAGCGCCCAACGTAATGGTGGTGCCGGACACTGCAACCACCTGCGCATTGGCCGGCAGGTAATTGCCTACGACAACCATCCCAGGCACAATCCCGGCAGCACTTGTAACAACAATGGTTTGGTAATTGGTCTGCAGCGTTCCAGTGGTCACCACGCCTGTACTGGCAGTGGCGTTTTGGCTTACTGTTACCTGCGTGCCGGCCACGCTTACAACAGTCGTACCAGCAGGTAGGCCGAAACCTGTAACCGGGTCGCCCGTGCTAAACGAGCTGGCTTGTGCCAGCGTGAGAATGTTGCTGCCGGTTGTTACCGAGCCCGTGCGGCGCTGCTGCTCAAACCGCAGTTCGCAACTGCTGAGCTGCTTGCCGCAGGCATCCTGCGCCAGTGATGCAACGGGTTGGTTGTTGGTGTTGAAGTATGCGTTGCCGGTGTAACCGCATTCGGGGCCGCGATACTTCCACTGGCATACATTGCTGACGCATTGACGCTTTGGCGCACGCACACCAATCAGGTCAAAGACTGCTGCCAGCTCAAATTCGATAACGTCGCGGGTTTCAATCACCTTGCGATCGACGTAATAGATTTCGCGCGGAAACTCAGCAGTGGGGTCGGCATTTGGATTCTCCGCTTCAAGGCCTAAGGTTTCGCCATCTTCAAGCAGAAACATGCCGCCATCTTCAAGCAGCAAGAAATCCGATGGCGGAAAATTTACGGCATCCAAATAACGCGCCAGTGTGCGAATGCGTGTAACCTTTGCGCCTTCTAGGCCATTGGGAAGCGTAAGCAGTAGCCCGGTGATTGTGCCGAAGATGTTGCTGATGCGCAGCTTGGGACGCGGCAATTGCCCTTGGCCGCTGTATTCAAATCCTTCGGCATCAATGGGAAAGCGCAAATATTCATTGCCCGCCCAGACAATGTTTTGATTACTGCCTACCTTGACGCCAGCGTGGAAGCGATATGTTTCATTGACGCCGTGCTGCGCTGCATTGAGTTCCAGTTCAAACAGCTCAATGATTGCGCCAGGTGCAATCTCTTGTAGCGCACTAACTGGTACAGTCACGGCTCAAATACCTGCATAAAGGTAACGTCGATCTTGCTGCGCTCAAACTCAAACAGCTCCCTAGTCCAGCTAAAGCAGGTCCACTTGTAGCTGGTATTGCCATCTGGTGGTGTCCAGTCGAAGCTGGCGCCATCGGCAGCGCGGGCATCAAGGAATGCCTCGATAATGTCGGCATCAGCATCGCTGACGCTAAAGGTAAGGCGCCACTCCTTCGCGTTCTGGTTCAGGCCAAACGTAACCCGCTGCTGGTAGCCGTCACCGAATTGCGTGGTGCGGATCTTGGGCTGGCTGGTTTTGGTGGCCGAGTACGTCGGGTCGTAGGCGGGGAAGGTAGCCATTACGCGAGCAAGCCTCCAG